ACAGCGGTGGTTTCGTTGAACAGTGTATTCCGCTTGATTATGGGACAACGAATCCAATGGTGTTTCTACATATCATTGATGACGGTCAAATCTATTGGGTAGATCGAGAGTATTACTGGGACTCGAAAGTTGAAGCGGCACAAAAGACTGATGGACAATATGCTTCGGACTTGATAGAGTTCCGCGACAAGGTAGCTCCGCAAGGGGCAATGGTTGTCATTGATCCATCGGCGGCATCATTCAAGGCGGAAATGGCGCTACGTGGTATCTGGCACACTGACGCCGATAACAACGTTGAAGACGGTATCCGCAAGACAAGTAGTCTGCTGGCACAGCGCAAGATACGAATACATAGACGCTGCCGGATGCTTAGATTGGAATTGCAGACTTACGCATGGGACACTAAGCAGGAGAAAAAAGGCGAAGACGTTCCTTTGAAAGTTCATGATCACGCGCCTGATGCTCTTAGATACTTTGTCAACACGAAGGTTCCCAATTGGCGCATAACACTGCCAATGGAAAGCAATTAAATGCCGAAGGGTCCGCGATACCGCACCTTTGCCGATAACGCATTGCGTAAGCCGGTAGTGTCTATTGATGAGGGCAAGGACTCTGTAGGCAAAGACGCGTTTACGAACCCTGCCGCAAGAATGGGATACGAAACACCGTCTGTTGCTGAAGCAACGGAATACACGCTAGTCCGGTGGTCACTCAATTATTGGTTGATGGTGACGTTGTTCCGCAATCACTGGATAGCGCGTAAAGGGGTAGAGATACCCGCTGCCGATGCTTGTAAGGCATGGCCGCGCCTGAAGTGCAGTCTGACTCCACAAGAGATTCGCAATTTTGAGCATACTCTGAACGCTACCTTAACTAAGATTAAGATTAAGAGAGCGGTAACATGGGCGCGGTTGTATGGTGGTGCTGGTGCTCTGATCGTGATTGATGGACATGAGAACCGTTTGGATGAACCGCTTGAACTTGATGATGTGAACCCCGGCACTTACAAAGGCTTAATTATCTTTGATCGGTGGAGCGGTATCACGCCGCGTGATCAGATTGCAAAAGATATTAACAACCCATTGACGTTCGGATTGCCAGAGTATTACACCGTGTTTGGCAACGGTTATGAGGCTTTATTTGATGTTCACGCTAGTCGTATTCTTCGTTTCTGTGGTCCCGAAGTGCCTACACCCGAATACGAAGCTAGTTCGTATTGGGGCATTTCTGTTCTGGAATTGGCTTTTGAAGAGTTGCGGAAAAGAGACAACGCAAGTTGGAGCATTCTTCAATTGATGTTCAGAGCGCAGATACTTACTCAAGTCAACCCGGAGCTAGCGCAGATCGTAAGCGGGTTGGGCGCGAGTCAACAGGCAGCGCAAAAGTACTATCAGATTATGGAAGCGCAGAATCAGTTGTTGAATATAAATTCGATGCTGATTCTTCCGAAGGATGGCAAACTTGAAACCCACCAATACGCCTTTGGGGGTATCTCCGAAGTTCTTGACAGGTTTGAAGTGTCCGTCTCTGGTAGCTTCGGCATACCCTATTCAAAAATGTTCGGGCGCAACGTTTCAGCGTTGGGACAGACGAACGAAGCCGATGAACGTAACTACGAGGAAACAATTGCACAGTACCAAAACGATCAGATGAAACCGCAATTAGACATTCTCTACCCGCTCATTTGCATGTCTGAATACGGAATGGTGCCGGATGATCTTGATTACGTCTTTCCGTCGATCAGGGTACTTGGCGAGAAAGAGAAAGCCGAACTTGCGGAAACAGGGACGGAAGCGATTGTCAAACCGTTCACTGCCGGGTTGGTGTCGCAACGAACAGCAGTCATGGAATTGAAGGCGTTGTCTGACAAGACTGAAATTTACACCAACATCAGTGAAGATGATGTTGAGGCTGCTAATCCTGAAATCGGCATCCCGCTTGAGGTTGAAACAATGGCTGCACGTTCCGGCAAGGTTCTTGATCCTGATACCGGTGAGTGGCAGGATTTGGAAATGGGCGAAGGTGTTAAGGGAAGCGAAGACCCCGGAGCTAGAGAACGTGGAAACGGATGACACAACCTTTTGAACGTCCATTGCGCTTGGAGTTGGCGTATGAAAACGCCATTACGAGATTGCTTCAACACTTTTTCAAGATACCGACGTTTGAAACGTGGAACGAAGCGCAACAGTTAGTGCATGAGTACGCTACCACGGTCAAAAACTTGTTTGGGTTCGCTCAGAAGCTAGCTGCAAACATGATTACCCATGTAGGTATTCAGAACGCTAATTCGTGGCGGGAAGCTGCTCACATTGCCGGAAGAGGGAGTCTGATTTACAACTTGCTTCGCACGGAAATGAATCAGCCAAAGATGCGGGACAGGATGTATTTCTTGATTCAATCTAATGCACAGTTCATTTCGACTATCCCGCAAGATGTTGCCGCCCGAACTGTACATCATGTGCAACAGGAACAGATGGCGGGGCGAAGGTCTGAAGATATCTTGCACGATCTTGCACCATACATGCGGGAGTTGAAAAAGTGGCAGATTCGCCGGATAGCGAGAACAGAAGTTGCAAAAGCTGATACTGCAATCACGCGTACCAGAGCGGAGGAATTAAATCTTAATTGGTACAAGTGGTCAACGTCACATGATGCGCGAGTTAGAAAGTCGCATCGTCACATGAGCGAAGTATTGGTGAATTGGAATGATGCGCCGTCTCCAGAACTATTGGTCCATGAGAAGAACGCAGGTAGCTATCACGCCGGAAATATCTATAACTGCCGGTGCATCGCTCTGCCTGTGGTTGCTGTTGATGATATCGATTGGCCTAGTAAAGTCTTTACGAATGGTCGGATTCTTCGGCTTTCAAAGACGCAATTCATGAGGTTGTGAAAATGACGGCACCCATCCTGAAGTTTTTCGAGTATTCGCATCTATCGACTGAGTTGCAACCGGTGAGCAGACTCATGCATGACTTGGCGCATCGGTTTGATGCAAACGTTCCCGATGGTCCCGAAAAGTCTGCTGGCTTGCGAAAGTTGCTAGAGGCAAAAGATTGTTTCGTTCGGGCATCCCTTGTAGGCAAGGTGGAGGATAGTTAAATGCCAATTGCATATTACGGTGTGAGCCTATCTCCTAATTGGGTTGAAACGCCTGAAGAGTACGTGATCTTCAAGAATGCGGTGATTGGGCGCACCGGATTCCAACTCTACAAGGGGCGGGAACTGGACCCCGATGAACTGAAGGATCAAGGCATTGTTGTTGATGCTGAGGATGATGTTAATTTGTACCGTGATCCTGATGAAGTCTTCTCTCCGAAGACGATTGCAAGCTTTGAGGGTAAGTCCGTCACGGACGGGCATCCGAGCGAATTATTGAATGTCGAGACTGTCAAGAACCACGAACAGGGACAGGTATTGAATGTTCGCCGGGGTACGGAACCGCTGGAATCGGGTGACTTACCGCTGCTTGCTGACTTAATCGTGAAGTCAAAACCTTTGATTGACAAAATAAAAGCTGGACTGCGCGAATTAAGTTGTGGCTACAATTATCACGTCCTCAAAGATGGGGAATTGATTAGACAAGTCGATATCATCGGCAATCATGTAGCGATAGTAGAAAGCGGTAGAGCGGGGCATGAAGCAGCGATTGGAGATTCAAAGCAACCTGCACTTACAGAAAGGGTCACAATGAGCGTTTCCGTACTTGCCGTGTTTGATCGGATGATGAATCGCAGTCGCAAATCACAGATTGCTGCATGGGCGAAGGATGCGAAGCCTGAAGATGTGGCTGAAATTCTGGACACGATGACAACTGAGTTGGAGAAGAAAACTCCAACGATGGTTGATGAAGTGAAGGCAGCGGCGAAGGACGAAGAGAAGAAAGAAGAGAAGAAAGAAGAACCGGAAAGCAAAGATGCCGCTGATGCACGGAAGCGTTTCCACGATGCACTTGACCGGATGTTAGATGGTGCAGAAGAGGCGGCAGCATCCAAAGATGCCGACGCTGAAGAGTTGAGTAACTTAGTTAAAAAGTGGGGCGCGAAGTCCGGTTCCGATGGTGATGATGAAGAGGAAGAGGAAGGTGATGATGAAGGCAACGACAACTTAGGTGCCGGTGCTTTGACCATTGAACCTTCTGATCGTCCTGAAAAACCCGGTGCCGGTGTTGATGAATTGCGCCAAGCACGCATTGACGGTGTGCGGGGCGTACTCAAGCTGTTGAAACCCATGATTGCTGAATCCCGCGACAAGAAATTGATGAACGCTTATGACACTGCCGAACGCATGGTGAGCGGCAAGTCAGTTGGCAAAACCAGCGGCGGGTACGGCAAAGTTGCCATTGCTGCGAACAAGCGCAGTCGGGCAGCGCAGGATTCGGTAGAAGCGTCCGAAGTGAACAAGGCGAATTTGAAGCGCATTGAAGACGCTGAGAAGCAATACAAGGAACGTTTCAACAAACGCGCCAAAGTTGAAGTGTAAGTGACATTGGGTTACGGGGTTTGTACCTCTTAATTTAGAAGTGAAAGGATTCCCTGATGGCGTCTCCTATTACCAGCTTCGGTGGTGTGATTCCTGTAACCAGTCTCAATCTTGGCTATCCCGGTAACGCTTCGCGTTTGGGTGAGCGGGTTATTGCTGCGCGACAAGTGCTG